AAACTGCTTTTTTTGAAAATACAGCAGTTGTACCTGAAACAGTAGTAGAAGCAGCATTAAAAGATGATGTTGTAACAACTACAGAACCAAAAGAAGTTCCTGAAAAACAAGAAACACCAGCAGCTAAAGAAGATTATGTCTTTGATTTTGCTGGAGAAAATACTCCAGAAGAAGAAGTACCAGCTACTACAACTGATGATAAAACAGTCAAAGTAAAAAGTAAAGATACTTTAGAGTTCTTAAAAGAAAAAGGTCTTGTAGATTATGAACTTGAAGAAGGTACTGAATTAACAGATGATTTAGCTGATGAGATTTTAGAAGATAATTGGGATGCTTCTATTATTGCTGGTGTAGAAGAAACTATTAAAGACCTTCCAGATGCTTTAAAAGAATTGATTAAATATTCTGCTAAAGGAGGAGATTTTACTGAATTGCTTTCTAAAATGACAACTCAAACAGTATCAGGTATTAATAAAGATACTGATATGGAAGTTGAATCAAATCAAGTTTTAGCAATATCTTTAGATTTAAAAGACCAAGGTTATGACCAAGAATATATAGATACTCAAATTGAGTTCTTAAAAGAGAGTGGTAAATTAGCAGGAATTTCTAAAAAAGCATTTGAAAAGAAAATAGCTAAACAAGATAGTGATATTCAAGAAACTATTAAACAAGCTGAAAAAAGAAAAGAAGTTGAAAAAGAAGCACAAAAAACTTATAAAAAAGATATAACTGTGCAAATAAGTTCTTTAAATGATATTAAAGGATTAGTGTTAAATAAGCAAGATAAAGAATCTTTACCTTCTTATATATCAGATGCAAATATAAAACTGCAAGATGGTAGAACAGTAACTAAATTTCAACAAGAATTGTTTAGTATATTTGGAGACAAAGAACAAACAATATTGTTAGCTAAACTTGTAAAAGATAAATTTGATTTTTCAAGTATTACTAATAAAGAAATTACAAAATTCTCAAAAGGAATTAAAGAAGAAATACAAAATAATCAAGTTATTATAAAAGGGTCAAAAGGAAGTTCACAACAACCAAAGAAATCTTTAGCAGATTTACTTGACTAATATTAATTAAAATTAATCTATAAACAATTATGGCTACATTAGGAAATAAACTTATTACCAAAGAAATGGAGTGGATGTCAGGAATGACAGAGCAAAACCATTTAGGTAGAGCATTGTTAGCAAAACCTGCAAGGTTAGCTGGAACAATGGACAAATTATTCTCTTCCGAAAACTACTATGCTGATAACCCTATTAGTTCTACCTTGATGGGTAGTCCAAGAACAGAGGAAACTATCACAAGTACCTCTTGGGAATGGGAAATGAAAGGTGCTAATACAAGACCACTTGTAGTAGTAGAGAATGTTGAACCTGTTTCAAACTTGACACCAGGTAAATTCAAGAAAACTTTCAGAATTAAATTGGATGAAAATTGGTATTTACCAGGGGATGTTTTAAGTCCAGGTACTTCTGATAAAAGATTCCAGGTTCGTGTACAAAATCAAGTTCAGAAACATGGTGATGGATTTGTTTATGTAGTAAGAATGAACTCTGATGACCCTCAAGCATTTATTCCTGCTAAATATTTATCTCCAGGTTCTCAATGGGGTAAATTATTTTCTCAATATGAAGAAGCTGCTGAACAATCTGGTTCTACTACTTTCAGTACACCAATTGCTTTCATCAACAAGATGTCTAAATACAGAAAAGAATACAGAATTACTGACTATGCTTCTCAAGAAGTTTTGTCTGTAGCAATTCCAGATTCTAAAGGTGGTTATCACAATTCTTGGATGAAGTATGCAGAAGTTGAATATTGGTTACAATGGTACAGAGAAATTGAAAGAGGTTACTGGTATTCAAGAAGTGCTGAAACAGTTCTTGGTGCAAATGGAAGACCTGTAAGAATGGGTGCTGGTATTCAAGAACAACTTGAAGATTCACATGTTCACAGATATTCTCACTTGACTGCTAAATTGATTGAAGAGTATCTTCAAGATATTTTCTATTCAAGAGTTAAACCTGGACAAGGAAGACAAATCAAAGGATATACTGGGGAATATGGTATGATTCAATTCCACAGAGCTATTCAAGATTGGCAAAATAAATCTGGTTTCATTAAAAATGTTGAGGTTTATACTGATAAAGTAAAATCTGATGTTCATACAAATGCTTTACAAGCTGGTTATCAATTTGTTAAGTACAACATGGCTAATGGTGCTTCATTAGAGTTAGTTCACAATCCTCTTTATGATGATAGAGAAATTAACTTTGAAATTGACCCTGTAACTGGTTTCCCTATGGAATCTCAAAGAATTACATTCCTTGATTTCTCTGGAGAAAACAAAGCATCAAACATTAAAATTATGAAGAAAAAAGATTCTTCTACATTTACTTATGTTTGTGGTACTCAAGGTCCATGGGGTCCTGTTAATGGAGGTATGTCAGCTCATGCTGGTGATTACTATGAAATGCATGTTGGTATTTCAGCAGGTATTCACATTCAAGATGTTACTAAATGTGGTGAATTGATTTTATCAAGAAACTAACATAGGAAATAAAAACCTACTCTATAAATTTAGAGTAGGTTTTATTTAAAATTTAATCTTATATTTGCACAAATAATTCAAAAATAGAAATTATGGCAGAAAAACAAATAGCTAAAACATTTAGCTTACCAAAAACAAAAACATTGGTTGAAGTTAGACCAATTGAAATTAAAAAATGGCATGGTAAATCAGGACAAGAAAGTTTTACAAGACCTAAAAGCTCACAAGCATTAGTAAATGGGGAATCAATGACCTATGATACAGGCTTGACAAAAGAAGAAATTGAAGCATTAGAAAAAGTAGTTAAGTATGATTTAACTAATCATTTTAATACAGAAGAACCACATCCTTTTTGGGATTCTCCAATGAGTAAAGTAAAATTGGAAAACAATACAATGTTCTTTGATATATCACAACCTTTAAATTACATTAAAGTAAAAGTGATGAAAGCAAGTAAATATGTAGCAAACTCAATGACAGATTATGAAAATGGTTTGTTTCCAGAAGCTACACATGTTATATTTGATGAAGCTGAACAAGCAGAAGTTTTAGCTACTAAAGTACAACAAGAAGAAGATGCTATTATTGCTGCATCAAGTATGAGTAAAGATAGAAAAATAGAATTAGTATTAGCTCTATCTGGTAAAAATTTAAAAGGTCAAAGTGATAATTTTGTTAAAGTAGAATTAAACAAAGTAATCAAAAAAGATACAGCAGAATTTTTAAGACTTAATACAATGGATAAAGAAGAATTATCTAACTATTCATTAGTATTAGAAGCATTACAAAAAAGTGTTTTAAGAAAAGATGGTCATAAAATTCTTTACCATGATTCTATTTTAGGTATGGAAGAATTAGAAGTAGCAAAATATTTGATGCTTGATGACAATCAAGAGTTGAAATTAAGAATAATGGCTCAAGTAAACTAATATATTATGTCAATCAAAAATATGCACTATGACTTCAAAATGAAGTTTAATAAGATTGATAGTCAAAACAATAGGAATTTATTAGTTCCTGAAATTGATTGGCTACTTAATCAAGCTGCAAATTTGTTTGTAAGTATAATAGCAGAACCAAGATTAAAAAAGCAATTAGGATTTGAAACAAATCAAAGAACAATTGATGATATAAGAGCAATAGTAGTCAGTAATGACAATAACTGGCTACCTGTTGCTTCTAATTCAGTTGCATTACCTATAGATTACTGGTATTTCGTTAAAGGAAATGTTAGAATGACAAAAGGTACATGTAATAGAATTAAAGCCAGAGTTCACATTAAACAACATGATGATATGTTTGAAGAAAGTTCTTTTAACAATTCATCTTTTGAATGGAGAGAAGTTAATGCATTATTTTATGATGGTGGTTTAAAATTCTTTACAGATGGAACTTTTACAATAAATGATTTTTGTATTAACTATATTCGCAAAATGACTTATATGCACAATGCCGAAGCATTTCGGGTTGGAGGTTATAAGTTACCAAATGGTCAGATATTAACAGGTTTTAGTAATTGTGAACTTCCTGAAACCACCCATTCTGAAATTGTGGATATTGCAGTATTATTAGCTGCTGGTCAAATACAAACTTCAGATTACCCATTGAAAATGGAAAAATTAAACATTAATCAAATAATTTAAAACTTATAATTATGAGTAATAGAAACAATGATGTATTCCAAGTTCTTGTAACTAAAGGAAATCAAGCTGTTTTACCTGCTGGACAAGCAGTAGAAACTTTAGCTGTTGGTCAAATTGGTGTTTTTGATGCCAATACAAACCTTTCTGTTGCTACCGCACCAAGAGAGTTCTACTTCGCAGTAGGAGTAAACAGAAGTGGTGGTACAGCATTGGAAGATATTAAAACATCAGCAGGACAACTTATACAAAAGAAAGGTATTGTAAATAACTCTTTTGTGGCACACACAGCATCACAACCTATGATTGTGAAAGTTGGTGATTACAATGCTGAATGTGAAACTGATTATGCTGTAAAAATTGAATTTAGAAATTCAAGAATTTATAGAACACAAGGTTTCAATCAATTTAGTAAAACCTATGGAATAACAACTTCTTGTTGTGATTGTGAAGTAGGTTGTGGTTCAGGAGATGCTAATGAAATAACTAAACTTTTAGTTAATGAAATTAACATGGAAAAAGATGGATTGGTATTGGCTCAACCAATAGCAAGACAAGCTATTACTGCTGCTACACATGGTACTTCTGTAAACTATGCTGTTGGTGAGGTAATGACTATAGCAGATGTAATTGCTTTAATTGCTTATAATGCTGTTCCAGCTAACAATGCAACAAAAGTATTTACAGATATTAGTTTAACTGCTGTACCTTTAAAATTGAAACAATTCTGTGATATTAATTTAGGTTTCCACAAATTTGTAGAAACTGTATTAGTAGTATCATTAGTAGATGGTTTTGCTTGTACTGGGAAAGTAACAACTACACAAGAAATTGTGTTTGAAGAAGGAACTGGAAACAATATTCGTCAAAAAGAATATCATGCTTCTGGTTGGAATGGAGCAGGTCCTTATCCTGTTTCTGCTGTAACTGGTATGAGTTTAGGTAATATTAATTATGATGCAGATGTTAATGGTAAATATGACCAATTTATTTTGGAATATAATCAAAAATCTGAATCAGGTTGGTTAGAGTATGAAAATACTTTAAGTACAATTTTTGCTATCCCTGAAACTGATGTAACAACAAGAAATGGTTTAGCTACTGTTTTAGATGTATTAACAAATGGTGGTAATTTTGAAGCTCTTGCTGATGATGCTGCTGTAGCAAATGTTAATCCATTAGCTGTAGAACCTGTAGTTGCAGATGTAACTAAAGATGGTATAGCATAAAAAATAAATTTATAAAAGGGTTATGTAATGTAACCCTTTTTTATTAACTTTGCTAAAAAATAATATGAACTATACAATATTAAGAGAAAATAACTTATTTACCATTACTAATACTGGTGTAGATTTGATATATATAACTGTATATGTTCAAACTTTTTGTGGTTCTAATCAATGGGATATATTAATACCAGAACAATCTACAGATGATGTATTACAAATAACATTACCTAATAAAGATAACTTATATAAAATAGTTATAAGTGATAAAAAAAATTCAACAGAAACAATTTATGTTTCTATATATAGTGAATTTTTAAAATCTTTTGTTGATAGTGTAAATAATATATTATGTGGTTGTCCTTGTGAAGAATGTGATGATTGTGATAAAAAAGAAAAAGATTATCTTTCAGCTATAACTAAATTATTATCTTATAATATCATTAATAATGGTATATATAATCAATATTTAACAGCTACAAATGATTGTATAAAATGTAATATACTTGATTCAAATCAATGTGTATTAATGAAAGAAACAATCCTTGGTAATGCAGATAATACATTGTTGATGAAACAATTAATAGCATACTATTATTTAGTATTTTATTATACAGATTTATCTTTAAACAATGGTTCAAATATTGTTACTGAAAAATATAATTTCAATAATATAGTTAAGTGTATAAAAAAATTAGGTTTAGATATAGATTGCATTAAAGATGCTATACATATAGAGCCACAAGGAATATATACTTTTGAATTTAATAATACCTTTATGTAAGATGACAAAGCAAGAAGTAAAAGATAATATTGACCAAGATATAGCATTAAAATCAACAGCTAATAGTATTTCTCCTACTAATGTAGGAAAAAATATGAAAGACATTGTTGATTTAATACCTGATTTATCAAATCAACAATTAATTGATTCAATGAATTTAAAAATATCTTGGAAAAATGGAGATACTACAAAAACAAAAACTCCATCTGAATATTCAATAGGGGTTCAAAATGCTTGGGTATTTACAAGAAATGGTTTTCTTTATTCTAATAAGCAACAAGCTGGTTTACAATATGATGGTGTCAGAATTAAATCAATAGAAAAACCTATTGTTAATATTGATAACATTAAGAATTTACTAATTAATGTAAAAGATTTTTCTAAAATAAAAGATTTTAGTCCTAAATTAGTTATTACTAAATATAAACCAAGTAAAAGTAAAGGAGTAGGTAGTGAAAATAATGATTGGAGAATTGCTGGTTTTAAAGATAGCAAACAAAATAATCCATTTAAACCTTCAAGAATAACTCTATTAGGTATAGATAATATAATTGATTTTGGACAAGAATATTATTTTTATAAGTCATCAAATAATAGATTAGAAGCAAAAGGTGTAGGAGGAAGATACAGTATAGATAATAGAAGAACAAGCAGATTAGATACACCAAGTGCCTACATATACATACAATTAGGTTTAAGTATAACTATTAATGGAAAAGAATATATAAGTAAATATTCGACAACTTTAAAAATGACTTTAGATGGTATAAGAGATAAGTCAGGTTTCTTTACAACTTCAACAATAAATTTTAAATTTGCATAGATATATATAAATAAGTGGAACAAGTAGAAATTTACCCTATATGAAACTGGGGGTATAAGTAGAAACAACCTTGAAAAAAATTGATTGGTTTATTAGAAATATTCCATCTATTATATATATTTATGTAAATTTTTTAAAAAAGAATTGAAATGAAAAAAATATTATTTGTAACAAAAGATTTAAAATCACATTGTGATAAAGATTGCTCTCCAGTAGAGGGAACTTTAGCTGTTGGTAATCTATTTAATACTGCTGTTACTATAATAAAAAGAAAAATTAAATTTTTATTATTTAATAAATTACAATTTAATGTTAGTAATTATACAGGTAAATGTGATACAGCTTATGTAGAATTAAATCCTGATTTCATTGAAACTTTATTAGATAAACAAAATAATAAATTCATAAATGTAGAATTAGGTAGTGATTATAGTGGTACACCATTAGAACAATTAGTAAGTGTTATAAATGATACAAATGGTTTTATTGTTAATAATGATGAAAATTATATTTTTACTTTATCACCTGATGAACAAATTCATAAAATTCAATACTTATTCAAATTAGGTAAAGGAACATGGGGAGATTCAGGAGTACCTATTACAGTAAATGATTTTATAGAAATCATACAACCTACTTTAATTACTGGTTCAACAGATAATCCATTAGCAGATAATGGAATACAAGTTATTACACCAAATGTAAAAAATATTCTTGTATATAATCAACAATTAGAATTTGTAAATTCAGTAGTTGAACCTAATACCAGCACATTAAAACTTAAAGATTCTTTTGTTGATTC